AACCAAATCGTTTCAAAAGGAACTCATAAACTTTTTGTCTGAGTTCCATTCTATCGTCACTATAACGCCAATCATCGTTCATGAAAATTCTCCGAACCACCTTGGAAGTTCTCTGATCCACCAATAGGATTCAGTTGAAGTGTTGTACTACCACTCCTAGTTGCCATTTCATACATCTTTTGATGAATGTTTTCTGGTTCCTTTGACTTCGGTTGGTGAAGTGCCTCTACTTTTTTCTGTTCGGCAACTTTCTCTTCATGAATGATTGCTTTTTCAGTCTTTACTGGTTTAGAAAACCAACTATCAAAAGGAGCAACAATAGGAGCAACTACACCAATATAAGCAGGTTTTTTATTTTCAACCTTCTTTGGTTTCTGATCAATAAATTCACTCCGAGGAATGAATACTTTTTTAATTTTGTTAATTGCTTTCTTGATCATGACATCACAAGTTTTTTAGTGTAATTGTAAGCATACTGTTCACGATATCCTTTGATACCCCAACCCAACCAATAATAAGCTCCAACCATATACTGATGAATGGCTTGTCCGTGTCCTTCAAACTCTGGAAGAACTTTTTGGAAGTGAACCTCATTAATCATATACCGTGTTTGACCTTCAAGAGAAGATGGGTCGCAATTGAACTTGGAACAAAACTTACCAAGACCATTATATCTGGCAGCAGTAGTCCATTGAATCAAACCGTATCCACCACGAAGGCATTGTTTGTAAGGAACGATAGCGCCACCTTCACAAACATTAGGTCGGAAACCAGATTCTGATTTGATATTGCCCATGATTGTAGCAAGAGCATTACGATCAGAAATTTTGGTTCTTTCTTGCAGTTCTTTCAGAACGTATTGTTCGTTCTTATTACAAGAAGGGCAAGTCCATTGCTTCTCAACAACTTCTAACTTAATTGCCTTTTCTTTGTTGACACTTACATCAACAGGAGGAGGATTCTTGATCTCATTGATAGCTGGATACGCACAAGCAGCAACGGGAACAGTTAGAAGTAATGGAGCAAGTAATTTTTTAAGCATTTAATTAATTGAATTCATCATCCGTCTCAAGAAAATAATAATCTTCACACGGCACTGGGTTATTTAGTCTATACTACAGACTCGAAACTTTCTTTAAACTCTTCATAAACAGCACAAGCATTCAAATAGTCTCCCATAGACACGAGATCATGGATTCTATCGATGATGCTGTCCTTGAGCATTTGAGTCTCATTCATCATTTCCTGTTCCATGAAAATAGTCCTTCCTGTAGTAACGACCGAGAACATTAGAATTGTAGTATGCGGGTTCCCCGTTGTCAAGTGATTCCGTGAGGACGTTCATTGCAAACAATTGACGGGTCTCCTCATAGTTTACTTTTCCTAGTGTACTATGTAGTGACAAAATATAACGTTGGAAGTTCTGTTTTCCGTACTTTTTGATATCTTCTTTTAATTCTGGACAAGATCCGTAATACTTTTTCCAATCGGATTCTTGTTTTACTCTGCGGCTTTTTCCTTTTGGTTTCCGAAACGACCAAAAATACTTTCGACCAATGTAACGTCGTGAGTTGCACTTATTGGTAATGAGATAAACAAAACCGAAGTTGTCCCCAATATCATCAGTAGTAAAATATTTGTCGCCATATATCCAGGGATTCTCATAATCACAACTCATTAAAGCTCTTTAGAATTCATGAGCTTATTTATCTCATGAACCCTGGCAGAGTTATTGTAACCATAAAAAAAGAGTCCGTCAAGCGGACTCTCGAATCTCTAGATTTTACTACTATTGAGGTCTGCGTTTTTGCATCATCGCAGCATTCTTTTCTGGACTTACTCCAAGAACTGCTTTTGCAGCCGACTTGACTGGTTTTGCAACTGTGTCCATGGCTTTGGTTAGATTACCAACTGCCTTCTTTCCTTGTTCTGCAGTTTGTCCAGCTGGTTTTAGAACTTGGTTGACTGCCTTTGCAGTTCCAGTTACTAAACCCATACCTTCTTGGACTTTACCATACTTATTGTTTAAGGCAATAATCTGTTCAATAGTGATTTTATTTCCAGAATATTCAGTTTCTTCCTTCTTGGTCTTCTCTTTTTCAATACGAGCAGACATCTTACGGATCTGGTCGATACTCATGTTACCAATACCAGTGAATCCATCCTTAGAAGGATCTGTCTGTTTCTTTCTGTCATCCTTAGAAGCACCTGCAGAACGAGCAGCACGACGATTTTCATCAACATACTCTAGTTCTTCATTAGTCTCTTTCTTTTCTGCTTCTTTCTTTTTTAGATTTGCCTTACGGTATTCAAGATCTGCACGAGTTCCGCGATCCATTCTACCTTGTGACTTTGGTTTGGTCTTACCACCCTCATCTGGTTGAGAACCAGGATTTTCTGCCTTGACTCTACGACCGTGAGTGTACTCAGCACCAGATCTCTTGTCGTCACCGGATACCATCTTACCACCCTCTGAACGGTCTCTCTTATATTCGTCTGAAGACTGTCCGTGCTTACCCTTATAACGTTCTACAATTTCATCTCTCCACTCTTCACTCATGTTTGTCATGATAACCATTGCAGACTCTTCCGTATCCGCATAACCTTCATCTAGAAGATGTCCTTTGATGATGTCAAAAATGTCCAGAGAGTTTTTCATGATCGTTGGTTTTGGTGGTTGTGGTTTTGTTGCAGATCCAAACTCAGATCTGTTTAGACTAGCTTGTCCTATTTTACTAGTATTTAGAATCTTCTTAGCATTAGGAGACTTCGCAATACTATTAATAGCAGCATTACCTCTAATTGTCTCAAGTTCTGCCTTGTTCTGACCAGGCATATCCTTCATCAAAGGATTTGGAGTTTTTGGTTTTGCAAAGTCCTTACCATACTTGGCTTGATTTGCTTTCATACCAAACTCTTTTGCCTTTGCAGGATCTGTCTTTCTGAGTTGTTGATATGTTTTATTAGTTGCAGCGTCTTTGTTTGCAGTTGAAACTTTATTATAACGAGCCTTTTCAGATGCACTAAAGTTACCTGCAGTAAACTTTCCAGTTGACTTGTCCAGTTTACCTTCCACTCCACCCTTCTTAGCAAGAACTGTTGGATTTGGTTTTGGTACGGGTGCTGCAGGACGAGGAGTACTACCAGTAGGACGAGGTGCTCTAGGATCACCCTTCATTGCAGCATCAGTTTCCGCACGTTGTTTTGCTAATACTTCCGCTTTTTGTTTAGGATTAAGACCACCACCTGGTTTTGGTGTAGGTTTTGATTCAGGTTTTGTTCCAGTACCAAAATAATCGACAGGATTCATCGTTTGACGATCCCTGGTATTCCTATCAATTTGTTGTTGTGTTTCTTGTTTGGTGGTTTGTGTTTGTTGTTTAGTGGCTTGTGTCCTTTCATATGGTCCCAAGTCTACTAATCCACCTTTACCCTCTCTAGATTTCTTATATGGTTCAAGATTCACATTTACATTTGGAGCCTCATCAAGAATCTCAACGTCTTCGCCCAAGATATCTTGAACGACTACTATTTCTGCATAGAAAAGTTCCGTATTTCTATTGACCTCTCCATAGGCCTCCACAAGACCTTTAACGTCTTTAGCTTCCATTTGACTCTGACAAATTTTTTACTTATAATGTTATTTATTAATAGGTAAAATAAGTGGCATACTCTCACGTCTGGTTCAATACAAAAGCACCAAAAGAAGTTGTGGATCTAATTTGTGAAGATATAAAATCGTTTGATAATAAACTGTTGGATTCCAAAGTTGTGTCAGACAACATGGAAAATGTTCAGAACTCTAAAATAAGATCTGGAAAAAATACTTGGATTCCAGCAAGTCATTGGGTAGCTGGATTCATCTGGCATTACATAAATTTAGCAAATGAAACAAATTTTTTATATGATGTCAGATCTATAGACTTTAATAGTATTCAGTATTCTCATTATGAAGTAGGAGATTTCTATCGTTGGCATGGAGATTGGAGTATAGACCATGCGTACAAACCAGAAAATACAAGGGCGTTGCAACAATCGGTATCCCAAGATCAACATATTATTTCTGGAGAGTCTTCAAGAAAGTTATCTTTTTCTATGCAACTTTCAGATCCAGAAGAGTACGAAGGTGGAGAATTGCAATTATTGGATTCAGCAACAAATTTATTTACGATCCCTAAAGAAAAAGGTGTAATAAGTATCTTCGACTCTAGGTTGTCACATAGAGTCCGAAAAGTAAAATCTGGATGCAGAAAGAGTTTAGTTGGATGGGCTGTTGGTCCTAGGTGGAGATAAATATAAAAATAGGGACAGACTGAGGAAATTTAATGTCTAGACTTGGCATCAATACAGGTATTAATCCAAATGATGGACAAGGAGATACCCTGCGTTCTGCAATGGGTAAAGTCAACTCCAACTTCTTGGAAATATATCAAACCATTGGAGATGGTTTTACTCTAGTAAGTTATGCAAATACTGCTGGTATTTCTACATTATCGGAAAACCTCACTGGTAATCCAACAATAGAAGTAAGTGGTTTATCAAATACTGGCATCACTACCACAGAACATATCGAAGTAAGAAATATTACCTCTACTGGTATCATAACTGCGGTTCAATTTGTTGGAGATGGTTCCCAACTAACAGATGTAACCGCAACAAATCCTGGTATTGAAGTTCTAGACGAGAACGTAAGAAGAGGTGTAGCGCAAGAAATAAACTTTGGTAATGGACTTTCATGTTCTCTTCCCGATGGAGTCGGAAGAGTAACAGTTGCACTTACTACGACTATTGTTGTAGGTGGTGGAGGAACTGGAGTTGGCGCTCTTGAGTTTAGAACCCAAGATACAACTCTAGGAAACTATCAAATTTTAAACTTTGGTGATAACTTACGTGGTGTTGTCGATGCAGTATCTGGTGTCGTTACAGTAACTACTGCACCAGGAGGACTGAATATATCTGGTGTTGTTACTGCAACATCCTTTGCAGGTGATGGTTCTAATCTGACTGGACTTTTCTCCGGAGACTATGCAGATCTTTCTAACAAACCAACTATCCCATCAGATACAGGGGATCTGACAAATGGAGTTGGATTTGTTACCTCCGGAATCATTGTTGGTTACGCTACAGAAGGTTATGTAGATAATTTAGTTTCCATTTCAACGTTCTCTGGAGACTATAATGATCTAACAAACAGACCAACAATTCCATCAGATACTGGTGATCTTACCAATAGTGTTGGATTTGTCACCACCGGAAACCTAACTGGTTATGTAACCACTGGAACCCTCTCGGGAACTTTATCAACATATGCAACTGTAGAAACATTAACAGGTATACGATTAACAAATCTTTCCGATGTTAATGCAGGAGCACCATCAACTGGTCAAGTATTGAAATGGTCTGGTAGTGAATGGCAAGCATCTTCAGACTTGACTGCTGCTGGAGCAGGTATCGGACTTTCTGATTTGTCTGTTACCCTTAATACTCCTGGAAGTATATCAACACTAAGTTATAATAATGTAACGGGTGTATTTGAGTTTAGTCCTGCAGATCTCACGGGATATGCGACAACGGAATCAATCGTTGGATTTGTTACCTCCGGAATCATTGTTGGATACGCTACAGAAGGTTATGTAGATAACCTTGTTTCAATCTCAACATTCTCTGGAGATTACAATGATCTCACAAATAGACCAACAATACCAGTAGATACTGGAGATCTTACAAATAATATTGGTTTCGTAACCGCTGGCGTAGTTATTGGATATGCAACTGAAGGTTATGTAAATAACCAAGGTTTTGTTACCTCTGGAATCATTGTTGGGTATGCAACTGAGGGTTATGTTAATAACCTAGTCTCCATTTCAACTTTCTCTGGAGATTATAATGATCTAACAAACAGACCAACAATTCCATCAGATACTGGTGACCTAACAAATAGCGTTGGATTTGTTACTGCAGGATACGTTGGAATGCAAACCTTCGTTGGTGCTGCAACAACAATTACAACAACTCAGATATCTAATTGGGATACTGCATATAGTTGGGGAAATCATTCAACTCAAGGTTACCTAACCAACGTTAATATAACCGCTGGTGCGAATATTGATGTTGTTGAGACATCAGAAGGCAACTTTATTATTACATCGACTTCTGTTGGCGGTGGAAGTACAAGTCCTGGATATTGGGAAAAAACTGATGCAGGTATCAATACAGTTTCAAACGTTGGTGTAGGCACAACCAATCCAATCGTTGCTCTGCAAGTTGAAAGATATGGAACTTCAACTGGAATCGGAACGTTTACCGCTTCTGTTGGAGTTTCAGAAGACGTGGATACTTTTGATATGGGTCAATATGACTTCAAAACACTAGAATATACACTCCATGTTGGATATGGAACATATGTCCAAGCACAGAAAGTCTTGGTCATGCATAACAATACCTTTGCCTTTGCACAGGAATATGGAGTCATGTATGAACCGTCACCTGTTGTTTCCGTTGGTGCAACAATCACTGCAGGTATATGTAAGTTACAGTTAACCCCAGAAAGTGGAATTTCTGGAACAGTCTCGTACACATTCGTAAGAGGAGCGTTATTGTAATATGGACAAATACGAAGAGTTATACAGATCTGGATTAAAATCAGTTCCAGAATCTGGAAAAAAATCTTATGCGGTTGGATGTTACACCAAAGATGATTGGAAGTTCATCCACGAAGAATTGATGAAAGATGGAAGTCTTGAAGATAATCTTCCATGTGACTGTGTAGAGTGTTGTGATATCAAAGATCATAGTGATACGAGAGCTGTTTACCTTCTAACAGATGAAGAAGCGCAGTCATTAAAAAATCACCCTAGAGTAAAATTTGTAAACATAAACTATTCGGATTATAAAGCCGATTTTGCACCTCCACCAGATGAACTGAAATGTGATTTTAGATATGAAGTTGCAGAAAAACAATATAGAAATTGGTATGATTATAATCAACTTCCAGATAGTCCGGACGAATCTGAACCAGGCAGAAGTGGATATCAGTTATTGAGATGTGTAGATAATGAAAATCCTTGGCATAATGGAGTCGGTGCTGGTTCAAGTACAATAATCAATAATAGAATTTTCCAACATGGAGATGGGTCTGATGTAGATGTAATTGTTGGTGATGAGGGTTGTTGGATAGGTCACATTGAGTTTCAAAATAATTCGAATGGAGTTAGTCCAAAAAATTATGTTGGTGGAAATATTTTACCAGGAAATGGAACTTGTGACATATTGGATTTAGTTCTTGATGCGCCATATTACATTGACCCAGACTTTTTTGATGCAGATCCAAGTAATAGATTAGAAACTAGATGGGATGGAACTACAGTCCCAAAAGAATCGGCAGCTAGATCGTGGTGGTCTGATTCTGCACAGAGATCTGTAGGGTTTTCAACAATAGGAACTGTCGGTATAACTACCAATTATACTAGAGCGAGAGCGAATGGTAGTGCCATAGCGAGACCAACGGTGAGCACTACTCACGGAACTCAATGTTCCGCTGCAACTTATGGAAGAACACAAGGTTGGGCGTATAATGCAAATAAATGGACCATCAATGTATACAATAGTTAT